TATACTATTAACTTCCTTATATGTTTCCTCATTCAAGTCATCCCTCTTGTCTGCTTCTATAGTCAGTACAGCAGGAGTGACAAGTGAATCATAATCAGAAAAATATTTAGATATTATATCAAAAACAACCCTACATCCATTGGATGTAAAGTAATCCTCTTTAATAAATGGTAAGACTTTCCTACAATACCTCTCACTAAAGACAAGGTTGTTGATAATTGTATTCTCAATACTCATAGGTAGTGTAAATAAGAGCCAACAATATACTTGGTGCCGTCTTCAACTGGTCTACCAGCATGACGGAACATCCAATTTGGTGGGAATATCAACAGTCTACCACACTTTGGCTCAATGTCCAAATCTAATTTAGGAAATGATGTAGTGCCACCATTAAAACCATCATTAAGATAAAGAAAAATAACTAAGAATCTTCTAGCAGATGAATGGTCTTGGACATCAACATGGTCTCTAAACTCATCACCATACTGGGTGTACTTCTTAAGTCTATACTCCTCAAATGCATACTTAGCAGGGAAGTCTGGACCTAAATCCAAGTCCTCCATGTATATCTGGACAAAATTGATAAAAATTTCTTGAAGATTATACTGATACTCATGCCACTCTAAGTCCTTAGCATGGAATCTCTTAGTAATATTCAGTTCAGTAAACGATGGACGTTTCTCTCTGTCTATAATTTCTTGGTGCTCTACATCAACATCAAACTTCCTAGCTATTTTTGCACACAACTCTGGATCTACAGCATTGTCATAGCATCTGATGTAGTCTTGGAGTTTAGTTACCATACTTAAACTCCTTTGCTGCACACTCGTCTAATGCTTGCATGATTTCTGGGGTAAAATACTTCTCAGGATTCTCAAGAATTGCTTTTGGATAAACTTTTGCCTCTCCAATCTCATATCTGTTTCCAACTTTTTTAAATATTTCGTATTTTTCTCCAAGTGAGAGTAATCCGTAATAGGGGTCCAACCCTCGTTCATAGAATAACCTCGTTTCTACTTCGGAATTTTCTTTTGTGAGTCTTGCCTTAGCTGTCTTAGCTTTGATAATGTTTCCAACAACTTCGCTCTGACTCTTTTCCTTTTTTTTGCTGAGATAAATGATTGTACTCGCGGCGTACTTGAGGCCACTACCGCCTCCCATTTCTTTAGTTGGGATATAACTGCCGACCACATCGTAGGTATGATTTGTGACTAATAGAGGGACATTTGCCTTACCCAATTTAAGAGTAAGGACTCTAAAGATTGACTTTACAACTTGAGCTCGAGTCATGTCACGAGTCTCTTTTCCTGCTTCGCTGTCCTCAATCTCTTTGGTGGTACTTAGCATACCAAGAGAGTCAAGAACAAACATTAAAGGTTTACGATCCTTGGGATCCTGTGCTAAGTATTTATCTAATATCTTTATTGATTGAAGTCTAAACTCTTGTACGGTCGTAACAGGGACTATAAGCATACGAGTTGAGTCTATACCTCTGGACTCAATCATGTCTTTACCTAGTGCACTTTCAGACTCAAAATATATAACCCCAGCATCAGGATTATGTTCGAGGAAATGCTGTACAATACCAAGGCAGAAATAAGTTTTGCCTGTGCTCGACTCACCAGCAATAGCTGTGATCTTATTCCCTGGAACACCTCCGTAGATGCTTCCTGAGACAAGGGCGTTAAAGATGTACGAACCTGTATCGATATAACCGCTAGTGTCACCAGCAGAGACACCATCGCTAACGAGAGCAGCGTATTCATTATCAATCTCCTTGGCTACATCCTTCAAAAAATTCATGGCGATTTCTTAAATAGTTTGGTAATAAAGTTTGACCTCTTCATGGCTCTTTCGAACCATTCTGCTTCGGTCTTATCAAAGAATTCTTTTTCTTGAGGGTGCTCTCCAGCACCAAAAGCTTTCTTGTATTCTACAATGTATGTGGTCATCCGAATAGGAACTCCAGGCTAGCTTGTTTTTCAGGCTTCCAACCAATCTTATCTAGTATGACCTTAATAGGCTCCAAGAAACTCTTCTCGAATTGTAGGTCATAATCCACCTGTTTGTCAATAGCCAATTCTTTTGGAAATGTCTGGAAGAATGAAATGACATTCTCATTAATCTTGTTAGGTGTCTTAAGATAAACGAATTTAATCTTCTCACCGTCTTGGATTAAGGGATACTTGTGCGTCAACTTATTCTTTTTAATATAGAAATTGTACAAAAGACTTCCTCGCACGTGAATGGGAGTGCCTTTTGAATAGACAGTGGCTGGGTTCGCCCACTTATTTAGATTATTACAACCTCTCGGAAATGCGATGTCTTCAATAGGTAACTCATTAAAATGCTCCCTGAAATCTGCTATGAATTTCTGTGTTTCTTCTTCAGATTTATTCATAATAACTTCAAGAGCATCCTTAATCTTCTGACGACAGGCACCTGGAGTAGAAGACTTCACTGCCTCAATACCCATCATCTTTAACTTAGGTTTCTCAAACCTAACCCCTTCAATATCCCATGCATTTAAAATGTATCTTTTCTTAGCAGTCCATATACCTTTCTCGGCAATGGTCTCCCTCTTCATGAACATTTTTTGGTCGTAGGCGGAAACGTAGTCGGCCAACGCTTGGTAAGAACTCGAAATATATTTTTCCAATTCCACGTTACACACCTTATCGAGGAAATTAACGATCTTCTCATTAGTAACCTCTCTCCCCTCGAATACACTTTGTACCAAAGGACCGAGATGCAAGTATATACTATCAGTATCACTAGCAACCACATAATCTACCTCCTTAGTCTTTAGTACCTTGTTAAGATACTTATTCATTTTATTCTCAATCCACCGTATCGATACCTGCCCACTAAGAGTAATTGCCTCAGCGTTAGATAAGTTATAATATCTAAAGTACTGATTTCCAATGGCACCATAAGCCGAGTTGAGTTGGATCTTTCGAGCCATTTGGATGTTATTGAATTTACTAATATCTCTTTGTAGTTTGGCACTTGGGTGAACTTCATTGTCCCGCTTGGCAGCGAGCATTTTTTTCTTATATATCGTACGCTCATTGTAAATAGTCTCCATCATTTCAGGTAAGAATCCTCTGATGTCCTTACGATACTGTGCTCCATTAGCACAGGTAGCAAACTTCTTATCAAACTCTACTTCCTGGTTGAGGATTCTCTCCACGCTTGCGCTGGCATGTCTAGTCTCCCAGAGTGTTTCTGGCGAGATGTTGTATTGCATAATAAGATGAGGATAAAGGCTATTAAGGTCAAAAGAGACCACCCAATCATAGCTTCCCGCTTTCGGTTCTTTGACATAAGCTCCTGCATATTTTTCGTCCTTTTTGGATCCCTTTCGGGGTGGTACAACCACATTTCTTTCCTTGAGATAATTATATATCATTGTGTCCCACATTCTTACCTGTGAATACACATCCTCAAGGTTTACTTTGGCATCATAAGCCATCGTGACTGCCAACTCAATGAGTTTCATCTTCTCTTCGAGTCTGTCAACTAGCTCAACGTCTTTGATGTTATACTCTACAAACTTTTGCCAGTCATTTGTGTAGAAGTCTTTAAAATTTTCATACTCACTGTGGTCAAGTTTTCCTTCACCCAATTCCACAGTGGCAATATGTTCAAGTCTATATGATTCCTGATTGGTGTAAGTAAACTTACGATAGAGATCAAGATAGTCAAGTGTGGCGGCACCGACCAACTCAAATGCTTGTTGTTCTCGTGTGCCACCAAAACCCATTTGATTAACTGTTCTCTCACTCACAAACTTCCACGGCGACAATCGTTGATATTCTGGTTTGTCAAACAACCTATTCATACGATTGACAAGAAACGGTATGTCAAAAAACTTTACGTTCCAACCAGTCACAATATCAACATCAAGTTTTTCCCAGAATGAAAGAAACTCTTGCAACATGTGAATCTCATTAGAGCATCGTACATATGTCACATTCTCATCACTTGGTGTATATTCACCACAACCAAAAGAATAGAATTTTCCTTTGACTTTTACGGTAATTGATATGACTTCTTCTGACGCAATTTGTGGATCAGGAAAACCATTCTCTGAACCAGTCTCTATGTCAATGTTTGCAATACTGATTTGATTGATATCATAGTAGATATCGTTAGGGAAGTTATCAGCAATAAAACAATAATGAAAGTTTGTATTGCCGTAAATCTTGAAGTTATCTACACCCTCGTACTTGCGAATGAAATCTCTTGCTTCGTTAATAGAACCGCATGGAACTTCGGATACATTCTCACCCTCAAGGGTTTTCCATTTAGATTCTTTTGCTGAAGGGATGAATAGGGAAGGGTTGTAGTCTACTTTTTGCTTGAAGTGTCGGCCTTTGTCATCTATACCACGATAGAAGATCTGACCTTTTACATTTTGGACGTTAGTATAAAAACTCATGCATTAAATTTTGTATATCTATATTGATAGGGACTCCCAATTTGATCTAGTTTATCATAACACAAAAGTATGTGCTTGTCAATCCAAGTTCGTTTGGATTGAAAAGCACCTATTAAAAATAAAAACTGTAAGTATGTTTTCCAATATAATGCTTTTACGGTTTCCATGGCAAATACTTGCCTTTAGTTTTTGCGTTTATAATTAATCCATTATGGCGATTAGAACCATCATTTCTGTACGAACAATGGACCCATCCACTATTTGGATCGCCCTCTGGATCGTGAAATTCTAGTATAATCTGGTCAAAATCACAGTTCTTATAAACCCATGTCGCTAATTCTTTATTTGATAGTCCATTGATCTCAAAATCGGCGGCCTGGCCTTTTGCATGTTGTGATTTACCTGAACTTCCCACTGCTTCACATAATTTAACTGACCTGAAACCAGAGTTAATACGGACTGCTTTGCCGAAATGCTCTCTGACAGGTTGAAGAATATGGCAACAAAGATTTGTTAA